TAAATCCTGTTGATCCTGTTACTCCAATTGGACCTGTATTACCTGTAAATCCTGTAGATCCTTGCGCACCCGTATAGCCTGTTGATCCACGACCGAAGGGAATGCCCGCTGACCAATCACCACATGTATCTGTATTTTTAATGTACAAAACACCGTTTGTAGTATCTAAGAACGCAAATCCTGCTGGTTCACAATCATAGTAATCACGAGTAAAAACAGTGGGTCCTGACTGTCCTGATCCCGTTGGTCCTTGGCCACCTACATTAAACGGATATCCTTGTGGTCCAACTTCACCTGTTGGTCCAATAGTACCCGTTGCTCCTGTAGTACCAGTTGGACCTGTATCACCTTTTCCAGTTGGGCCAATAGATCCTGTTGAACCAGTTGATCCAGTTGTACCAGTAGGACCTGTGCTTCCTGTTGAACCTGTTGCGCCCGTTGGTCCAGTTGGTCCTGTTGGACCTGTTTGACCTGTTGGACCTGTAGTTCCAGTTGGTCCTGTTGAACCTGTAGGGCCTGTTGAACCTGTAGGTCCAGTTGTTCCTGTTTGTCCAGTAGCGCCAGTATTTGTAGCTTCTCCAGGCATACCTGTGGGTCCTGTAAAACCCTTTGGACCTGTTACTCCAGTTGAACCGGTGTATCCAGTATGGCCTTCAAGAATAGGATCAAAGTGGACATTTGTTACTTTTGCACCTTGTTCAAAGAAAGCAATCGCCATTCGTAACGGATTTGTGCCTGTACGTGGTTCAGAATACTTTACAACTCCGTCAATACTATAATTTATAGTTATACCATCAAATTCAATGCCAAGAATACTTGTAGCGGTATAGGTACCTATCGCCACGCCCTGTATTTGATTATTATATGTGTATACAGTATTAGTTGGATCACCAACATAAAGAGCATAATTAAAATCAGAATATGATGGATTTGTGGAAGGAACAGTTGCATCCGTTAAACCTCCCATAATTCTTTTCCCATATACAACACTTGGATTGGTAAATGTCATTATACAAGGTCCACTGTATGGCTCCAGTGAATACGCATTCACGTTCCAAGTATTACCAAGAATTACTCCAGTGCAATGAACTTCAGAGGCTGAAATAACTGTAGCACCAGGACTTGTAGCCCAAGTAAATGTACCACTTCCTATAGTTCCAGTCTCACCCTTAGGACCTGTTTGACCAGTAGGTCCAGTAGGACCAGTTGGACCTGTTGGACCTGTTGAACCTGTTCGTCCTGTTGCTCCAGTAGACCCTGTAGTACCTGTTGTTCCTGTTGGACCTGTAGCTCCAGTTGCTCCATTTAAGCTAATTCCCGCCGTCCATGGAGCTGGAAATATACTTGAAGAACTATACGACGTTCCATTGTTTGTCGCTGGGCAGCCTCGAGGACTTGCGTCTGTTAAAAAGGTTCCAGGTGTTTGTGTAAGTAATAATAGTTGTGTCGACGGTAGGCTTGTTAAAGGATTTGTGGGTGGAGTAAACGTGCTTAAATAGAAGGCTGGACCCGTATCTACACGGAAATTCGTCATATATCCTTGAAACGCTATGCCATCGTTTCCTGAAAAATTACCAATCGTAAAATAGTTATTAGTATCATTGAGGCTACCTGAGTAATTTAAATTCGAGTCAGAAAACCCGTTCAGATACATACGCATTTGCCCAGAATGCCGAACAAGAGCAAAATGGTTCCATGTTGAAGCAGGAAATGCACCAGGATTACCATTGACATAGACTGTCTGATTTATAAATCCAGTTGGTACTGTTAAAGTAATATATCCTGGGCGGCCATCAGGTGTATAGGGACCACCACCCATTTCAACTTCTAATGTTTTGGTCCCGCCAAACGTCTTATCCCATAATGAAAATAGTACCATAGAAATATTTGAGTTGCCAAATGACATCGTTGGATAGTTTAACCAGGTTTCAATCGTGAAATCGCCTGATCCTAAAGAAATGTGACCTACAGGATACTGTACGCTTATTCCGGCCGCACTTGTTCCAAAATCAATGCTACCACCGCCAGAATCATAGAGCTTAGGGCCATATAACGTAACACCTGATAAATCAAAATAATAGTCACCTTTGAGACCTACTGATGGAGACGGCGCGCCAGTACCTGAATAAATAACTGTGCCTTTGCTTCCTGTGTATCCTGTATAACCTTGCAGTCCAGTCGGACCCGTATAACCAGTAAGACCTCTTTGGCCTGTTGGGCCAGTTGGACCTGTTTGTCCAGTGAAACCAGTAGGACCTATAGAACCTGTAATACCTTGCGCGCCTGTTGAACCTGTTGTGCCTGTTGTGCCTGTGGGTCCAGTAGTACCTGTAGGGCCAGTAGCACCCACTAAGGTTTGAACTATTTCAATATAACTATAGATTAGTGAACCTGCTCGTAAAAAATTTGTAATAACTGCTAGCACCCTCGATACAGTGACTGCACTCATTAGAGCAATACCAATTGTATCACCTACTAAAATTTTATGCGAGATCGTCATTGTTACGACGCTATTCGGTCTAGGCTGTAGACTAGATGGATCTGAAACTACAAGACCATTACCTGAAAATACACTGCTACTTGCGATAACGTTTCCTAAACCATCTGTTAAATTATAATAGAGATTAGTTTGCGGAGCTCCATCAAAGCAACTGTTAAATGTCCAAGTTCCAGGCAAAATATTTGTAGTTGCTGTATAATAATAGGTTGGGCCTATTTGTGTATTCGCAGCACTTGTGCCCACGAAATCAATACGGCCATTTGGTGCATTTGGTCCACGTTGTATTAATGAATTTGTTAACGCGCCTGTAGTACCGTCTATAGTATCAAAGTATACATTTATGTTTTGACTAAAACCTGGGCCAGGCTGACCAGTAGGACCAGTATTTCCCGTTGATCCAGTAGAGCCTGTCGAACCTGTTCTACCAGTAGAACCTGTAGGACCAGTTGCGCCTGTAGTACCTGTACGACCCGTTGCACCAGTTGGACCTGTATAGCCTGTATCACCTTTACCGGTTGGACCTGTGTTTCCAGTAGGTCCTGTATCACCTGTTTCTCCTTTTGGACCAGTTGGTCCAGTAGCACCCTGTCCAGTTGGTCCGGTTGTACCAGTAGGACCAGTTGCTCCTGTACCGACTGCCGTGCCGGGTACACCTTGTGGACCTATATCGCCTTTATTCCCGCGTGGACCCATAGGACCTTGTCCTCCTGTAGGTCCAACGAGCGGAAATGGATACACTACATTGTTATTATCACGATAGGCAAAAGTGCCACTACTTACGAAGAGTCTATAACCAGTCAAACCACAAGCATCAGAGAATTGCACAAATGGGGTATCTAACCCATCTATTTGTACAATACCTGTACAATCGAGCTCAATAATCTGCTTGTCACTCGACATTCCTACATTTGGTCCCTTTATAAGTATTTTTTTTTACCGACATATAGCATAGTACCGGGGGTTTTTTGAATTGCACAAATTGTCTATTGGTTCATATCATAATCCAGAGCAAGGCTGGAAAAAATTGAAACATGTTCTGGATTTCAAACAGAAGGTGTGGTTATATCAATATATAACTGCATCTTCCTTCCTTTCCTTCCTTTCCAAAATGTCGTCTTTCTGCCTCGCCTGGGTCGAACAGTCTCTCGCTGCCGGCGCCTCCTGGGGCGACGTGCAGTACGATATCGACTATGCCGCCGGCCTCATCCCTGAGTACCACTCCGAGCCGTATGAGGCGCCCGCTCCCGTCGAGGAGCCTAAGTCTGAGCTCATCGAGCCGGACTGGGAGCGCGACATCCTCTCTGGCTGGTCTTGCCCCAATCTCTCGCTTCGTAAGGGCCTCTGGGAGAACTTCCCTGTCGACGTGGTCCCCCTCAATTCGTCCGGCTCTGTCGACCGCTACGTTATCCGCTGGAACGATGCTAAGCTGGCCGACTGGCGTAACTCGCGCGCCGAGAGCTGGGACGAGTATCAGGAGTTCGACGCCTGGTGCCGCTTCCGCCTCATCGACGCCCTTGCCGAGTACTCCAATAAGTACACTGTCGAGCAGTCGCTGGAGAGCCGCGGTGATGGCTCTATCTGCGTCATCTCCATGGCCCATGAGGCGCCCCGTGCTCCTAGGCCGGCCGGCCCCCGCGCCCTGGACGTTCTGGCCAAGTACCCTGTGTCCTGGGACCGCGACAACAAGATCCACCGTATCAAGCTGCACCGCGTCAAGGCGGCCCAGCTCGGTGCAAAGGAGAATGAGGTTGCCTTTGACCTTATGGGCGAGCTGGCCAACTGTGTTGACTGTGCCGTTACTCGCCAGGCCGGCTACATGATGGTCGTGACCCTACTGTGATTTGTCAATTGTAAAAACTATATCATCATACCTATCCTTGATGTGCCTTAAATCATAAAAACGAACAAAATTTTTTAGTGTCTCAGGAACTTCATTCTTTAAAGATTCCATCCAGTCCCAGCTCTGAATATCTTCAATGATCAAAATACCATCATCCGTCATAATATTTGAATACAGCTTTATAAACTGTTTCATAGTATCCAGTGTATGAGGCCCGTCATCAATCATAAAATCAAATTTCATCCCTGTATTTAAAAAAGTCCTGTTAAAAAAGTCTTCATTATACGCATCAGTTGATGTGTATAATTTAATTCTTTCCTGGTTCTTGATACCATCCCATACATCATTTATAGAAGCGACATCTAATCCATACACCGTTGCATTAGGGAAAAAGTCATTCCATAATTTTATACTACCTCCACCACCACCATATGTATGACCACCACCTATTCCAATTTCTAGTACATTTTTTGCTGTATTCTTCTTATTTGCCAATAATGATTGGTATAACCCCAAATAGGAATGTTGTGTGTTTTTATCCGTTTTAGAATTGTCAACTAATTCGGCCAAACTCATTTGTATATTTTTTATAAAGTTTAGATTAGTTTAGACCAGCGTATTTTGCCCACAAGAAATCAGAATTCTCTATATCCTCAGGGCTCAGAAGTAGAAACCAATTAAACTCATACCGGCGTTCCAAAGCATCACCATCGTAAGCAACATACACCGCATGTTTGGACATGGCTTGTCTAGGATCGTCTAGTGTACTACCAAAGTAGTCTTCTAACTGTCTCAGATGTCCATTCGGCAAACGACTACCATCTGCTTCACGTATAAGTGTAGCACCTAGTGACTTCTGTGTTTCCCACAATTGTCTAGGCATGCGCCTTGCGACCGCTGAGGACCATGCCTGAGGACCACTCGATATAAGCTTTTCGTATTCATTGAGCGCATAGGTCCAAGAAGGATGACCTGGTGTGGAGGCGTAGCCTATATATTGGTCTGGTCCGGGCTTGGCTCCTCCAGCGACAGGTTCTTCGTGATCAGTGCCAAACATAGCTGCTTGGGCGCCTCCAACGGTAAAAGCCGGCCCAATCGTGAGTACACTATTACCATCGATAACTAGACCTCCGTGTTTCGCACAAAGATTGCTGATTACATACGATCTCCACAAAGCGGGAGGTAAATCAATGGCTCGTAGATTTGGGTCTCCCATAGCCATCATAGTATCCATACGACCGACAAGAGGGACAATAGTAAAGTTTTTTCCTTGTGTCTTATGTAATGCATTCAGCGCTACTTGGAGATAGCCACGATTAGGTGTGGTCGAACGGCGACCCTGGAAATCCCACCACTTTCGGGCATTTGCCTCCGCATCTACGAACCAATAAAGTGTGGGTTTTTGTGAAGGCAATACGGGTAAAAAATTCTCAGGTGGAAGTGCCCGTCTTCTCATAAAACTTAGTACAAAAACTAAAACTAGGAGTCCAATAACGATAAAAACATGGTCTTCCATCTTATAAAGAGAGTGGAAAATATATACCTAGTTCAAGATGGCAGACTGCCTACCCAAACATGAAAAATATGAGAAGGCGTACAAATCAAATGAACTGTATTGGGGTCTGGGTATTGAAAATGAATCGTACATAGAATTTGCAGCATCAGCTAAAACGACTGCAGAGTTTATACGGTCAAACCAAAAAAGAGAACGCTACAGTGTAGATTACTGGAAATTATACAAACCTGGAATTGTTCAAAAGAATATTGAACAATGGATTGATAGTCTTCCGCAAAAGGAAAAAACCCCAGTCTCTTTACCTGTACTTGCCAATGGCCATACATTGGCTAAAACAGACCGGTTTGGAGAACCTAAGACCACATATTCGGAAAAACCGCTTCCAAACCCTAAGTTCTCTGGTAAAACGTTACTAGACGACTTAGCGGCTTTAGAACCAGATGTTTTTGTAAAAGGGAAAGATATCTGGTGGACATTTGATGGCGATACAATCGAGTTTATTACGCAAGGTTTTTACAATGCAAAGATGGAAGACGTAGTTTTAGAACTGATTGAACATAAACGAGTATGGTTAGAAGCGTTTAAAAAAGGCCTAGCTAGTTTAACAGATAGAGAGGATGGATTGCAGGGAGTGCCTAAGTATCCTCTAAAGAACTATGGGTTTGCTGTGTTTCTAACAAATCGTCAGAATGTTGCAATCTTTAATAATGGGACCTATCATATTAATATTACTATTCCTTCTAGGTTGAATAGTGAGAAGAAAATAGCAGATATGGACTTGTTTAAAGTCCAACACTGTATGGCCGCACGATTATTTCAATGGTTTAGTCCATTTCTAGTGGCTAAATTCGGTTCACCAGATATATTTGCTAATCTGACTGGAGGCGGTGCGTTTCCAACAGGAAGTCAGCGATTATGTGCTAGTCGTTATGTGAGTGTTGGAACCTACAATACAGAGACTATGACCCCTGGCAAGGTTCTTTTGCTGCCTAATAAATCGGACCAGAAACGATGGTACGACATTATTTATTCTAAGGTAAACTGCCCATATGAAACGCTTCAAAATATAGGTGTTGATATTAATTACAATAAACACTGGAACCACGGATTAGAGTTTCGTATTTTTGATTGGTTTCCAGAGGAAATGATACCTTATTTATTTAGAGCGCTAATCTGGATGTGTGATGAATCGCTACATATGGGCACAGTTCCAAACCCACTCGGAAACTCTTTGTGGAACAGCTTTTTAGCTCGTTGTGTATGGGATGGTTCCGACGCACGCATGACAGCTGAAGAAGAAGCAGAGTTCGAAAAGATATTTGGAAAGGGTGTGTTTAAACTTGGTACTTCTGCTCTTCAAGGATATGATGCGATTTGGTTAGCATGGTTTTACAGATGGAATGACAGTACTGGAACATGCACTGAATTAATGATCCGTGATAAATTAATTATACCCGGTGTTCTTCATAGTAGTCACAATACATTGAAGCTAAAGAAAGAGAAGATCCTGGTGGATGCAAGTGTCCAAACAGAAACGAAGGATGTCGTTCCAGCAAAGAGCTGGTCCTTTAAAATCTGCAAATAAGAGTAGAAAGATGCCAAATTATCACCCTGCTCCCTTAGCTCCTCTACGTAGTGTTGATGCCTATACATCATGGCCTGGCGGCGTGGACCCGACTGTTGCGTTATACCGTGCTGATAACCAGAAGGGCGGTAAGAACCGCAAGGCCAGTCGCAAGAACCGCAAGGCCAGTCGCAAGAACCGCAAGGCCTCCCGTCGCAATCGTCACTAAATTCATCTTCTAAAGCAGGATGAACGCTTCCGAGTATCTAAATTACAAGAAAAAACAGTGCCCGAAGACAATTGCTCGTAATCAATGCATAGATGCTGGACTACGAATATCTATACTGGCAAAAACAGCAAATACACACTTTGTATCAAAAAATCAGGTGTCTACGTTAACGCTGGCAATGTGCCAGACGTCGACGAAGGGATTTTCTGGTGATTACACTACACCTTTGCAACCGACGTTGCGGTGCGGACCCACGTGTGAAACGCTAGGTGACCGGTACACTGCGCCGTTTATCACGACCCCTGGATGCCCTATCACATATTTGTCTACAACCTATGTTAGCCCATGCAAGGTACAACCTTTCCAAGGCACACAATTTGATAATTTTAAGGTAATCGATAACTATGCTTGTACAAGCAATTGTATAAATAAGTTAGCTTAACAAATATTCTAAATAAATAGTAGATGGTTGTATCAAGACGTAATAAAATATATAAGCGGAAAACACGAAGATCTGGTGGTTCTAAACAATTTAGAGGTTCCGAAGTAACAAATCTTGATGAAAAGTATAGAGGTAAGAACTTTTTTAGAAAATATGGCGCAAGTACTGTAGAACATGCAATATATACTATCCTTAAAGAAAATCCCCATCCGAATATCGTAAAAGTCTATCGTATTACAGATAAATATGTTGATATTGAACTATTGTCGCCTATCATTTCCGAGAAGGATTATGATAAAACTAAACTCATTTCTGATGCATTAGTTGTTAAGAACTATCTACAAAGTTTAGGCATCATGTATATTGATTGGAAACCTGATAACATGGGTATTGGTGCTGATGGTAAATATAAATTATATGATTTTGATCTTTCTGGTATAACTGATGGTAAAAATTGGAAAAAACGCCCGGCCGATTATAGTTGGTCTTATAGACAGGCAATTGCTAACGGGTTAACAGACCCTAAAGAAATTGATGATTTTGCTTTTGAAATTAATTTTATTAGAGAAGATTACGTAGCACTAAATGCCTAAAAGATATTGAGGTCGAGCGGGAGCGAGTTGACCTTCGTAGAATAGAACTTCTCAATCTCAGCCTGGGACCGCATCTCCCGCTCCGTCACCAGATTGATACTTGCACCCTTCCTTCCATATCGTCCTGAACGGCCGATACGGTGGATATAGTTCTCACGCTGCACAGGCAGCTCGTAGTTGATGACAAGGCTGACCTGCTGAACATCAATGCCACGAGCCAGTAGGTCTGTGCTAATCAGAACACGTGTCTTTCCGTTGCGGAAAGAAATCATACGAGCCTTGCGCTCCTCAACATCCATCTCGCCGTGGATGAAATCTAGGTCAAAGCCACGCTTCCGCATCTGCTCAGCTAGCATCTCAGCGCGAGCACGCGTATTGACAAAGATGGTTGCCTGCTGGATGCTCAGATGGTCGTAGATATCGCATAGCGTATCAAGCTTCTGGTCCTCACGGTCAATCTCTACGCACCACTGCTTGATGCCCTCCAGTGTCACGTCGTCCGGTGGAAGAAGGATTTCCACAGGGTTGCGGAGCAAGGTCTTTGCTACCGCCGCCACCTCTGAAATCATAGTTGCACTCAGAAGGGCTACCTGCGTCGTCACAGGCCAGCCCACACTGAGAATGCAGTGAACCTGGTCGCGGAAGCGGGCCTCAAGCATCTGGTCAGCCTCATCAAGGACGAGAACACGGACTGAGACAGGGTTCACGGCCTTACGATTGAGAAGATCATAGAACCGGCCAGGAGTGACAACTAGGAGATGCGGTACATGAGGCTGGCGCATCTTGCTCTGAAGAAGCTCAGCGAGGTCCTCAGAGACCGGCGGGCCGCCCGTGGCCGTATGAACACGGAGACCCATATACTTACCAAGGTTCTTGGCGACATTAGAAATCTGCTCAGCCAGCTCCCTTACTGGGCAGATAACGACCATCTGGACCTCATTCCTTGCAGGGTCAATTAGGCAAAGACCGCCAATCAGGAACGTACCGGTCTTGCCAGTGCCTGACTGGGCCTGTGCAAGTAGGTCGCGTCCCTGCATCATAGGGACAATGCCCTTCTGCTGAATAGGACTAGGCTTCTCAAAGCCATTTGCATACACACCACGCAGGAGGAGGTCAGGTAGACCCATCTCATCAAACGAAGTGTACATCTTGAGTGTAGATGCCGCCGTGGATTCCACCGTGGAATCTACACCTATTGAGGGTGTGGGCGGCTGCGCAACAGGAACAGAAGTAGGGGAAGAGGACATTCTATACTAGAAAGAAAGGAAAGTGGTTTTAAATGGAACAGCGGACGCAAAGGTAAGTCAAATTTTTGCCTTGGGTTTCAATTTTTGCCAGGAGTGAGAACCAACGAAACTGTATAAGGTTCCTCCGTAACTGGTTTAGGGGACAATGCGTCAATACGAAGAACCGTATACAAGTGCTTAGGATCTTTTACTTCTTTAGATAGGGGAATGCTTGACAGTGTAGGTGTTACAATTGCTTTGCCTTGCTGAAGTGTCTCCGTTTCATTATAGATAGTATATTCAATCTGAAACAAATCTTGTGTACTATTCTTAAATTGAATACTTGTAATTTTTTTGCATATATCACTCAAAGGCAATGTTCTGCTTGAATGAAAACTTATTGGTAAAATGATCATTTTAAAGAATTTGAAAAAAGGTATAAAGGTATCAGTTTTTAGAAGGAGTTCTAGGCTCTTCCTTCGAACACTCATAGTACTTAAACATAACTTCGTTTAGTGCCTCTCGCTGCGATCCTCCAGGATGAAAGAATGCCACAGCGATCTGCCTCTCCACCTGGTTATCAATCTGTGTTATGACCGTAGTCTGAAGCGATCGAACATTAGCAGTATGATCATCAGATAGTATTTCATTAGGCAAGGCATCTACAATCTTTCGAGCGATTGCCTTATAGACTACATCATCGTCATAGGAATGAATGAACTCGTAAGCTACTTGAGAAAACATCTTTGCTGATACCAAAACGACTTGGACGTTTTCAATTTTTCTGCGGTAGATAAAAAAAATGAAAAAATGGGAATAAGAATAAGGTGCAAGTATGGACTTCTGTAGTGTAAATACTACAAACCATCTCATTGTTCCTATGGGTTATAACAGAGTAAGGAGATGTGTCCATCGATTTAAAAAGATACATTCTGCAAGGACCCAAGCAGAAATACATACTATCGCTTTAGCATTTTCTTCAGACATTCTCTATATCCCTAAACTCTATGATGTTCAAGATACTTGTTACGATACAGAATTTATACTTCATGCAACTAATAATCTTATAACCCATGATGCATTTCACAAATACCCTAAATTATTTGTAGAACTCTTCCGTTTTAAAGAGTATATGATGAAGGAAGGATATTTTCTAAAAGGAATAAAACTATGTAGAATTGCGGAAGAACAATGGGCTCTATTTGATTTTAGTCATTTTGGCATCATCAATAAAAATAGAGTAAAGTTCCCTAAGGACAAGGTGATATTTACATTAGATCAAGCAGAATTGAATTATGGATTAAAATATGGTAAGGTTGTAGATTTTAGAGAAGATCCGTACAATGGACTGTACGATTAAAAAATAATTACTTACTAAGGATGGTGTGGACTTTAGAAAATCCACCAAAATACAACAAAAGTCATTCGTTAGCCAAAGGCATGACGTACTTAATGGGTAAGCATTTTCCAGGTGTACAACAGAATGCTGAACATTTTTTTAGTTTGTATTATTATCTTCTGAACAATTTGAATACTCCTGTGGCTAAGCTACGAACACAAGTTACACAAAATGGCAAGCCTATCTTTTCAATTAGAGAACTAACACAGATTTTAGATATTTTATCTACGCAGAAGAATACAACTTTAGCAAAATACAAGGTTTTAAAAGGAGGGGCTGTTGCTGCTGCTGCTGCTACGCCAGTAGAAGAGGACCCTTCCCGAACTAAATTTTGGGATAAGATAATACATAAAATATCACATCCTATTACCTCTAAAATACCACCCAGTTGGGACGGTGTTTTATGGTATGTTCAAATACTTTATCATATGGAACAAATGGATTTTGTTGGACCTATGATTTCTACTGCTCTTGATACAGTTACTTTAAGTTTACCCGTTTTCGCAGATATGATAGAAGAATTTGCCAGTAAGACAATCAGTTTGGCACCAGTTCCTTATGCAAGTTTCTTAGGAGATGGTTTAGGGTATATGATTAGTCTTATTTTTATTAGTTTTGCAGTTGTTCTAAATATATCAAGAAAGCATTTCGGTTCTAGTTTTAAAGTAGCATTAGAAGCAGTACCTGTATTCGGTGACACACTTGCGGAAGCATCTCAAAGCGTAGAAATCGGAGCGGACCGTTACATTACTAATCGTGAGAAGCTATTGAAGAGTGTTGATAAAGTAAGCCCTGCCGCCGAAGATGTATTAGATTATTACACACCCGATGTGGAAATCCATGATGAAGCTCCTCCACCTGTAAGTATGGAATTAATTAAACGCAATGTCATCGATTACGTTGCTGAAGAGACAGGCGTTGATAAAGTTATGAATGCAGTCTCAGATCCAACAAAGGCGTTAGAGACTGCTGCGACAGCTGCAGTCGGTAATGCTGTGCAGGGCGCAACGAATAAAGCAAAGGCTGCAGTGGGCAGTTCAGTTGGAGGGAAGAGAAGGGCTAAGGGAGGAAACCGTACACAACGTAAGAGACATCATGCATTGTTATTTACTAGAAAGTACAGATAAACGCAGAACCTATATTGGTGCAACTGTCGATGTAGACCGACGGTTAGACCAACACAATCGTAAACTTGCCGGTGGTGCAAAGGCAACTGCTGGGCGAACCTGGAGGCGCGTTTTATATGTAAGTGGTTTTCCTTCTTGGCCTGACACGTTAAGCTTTGAATGGGCCTGGAAGTACTATTCAAAGGAAAAAGGAGTTGCAGGAAGAATAAAAGGTCTTCTGCATCTTCTCACAATGGATCAATGTACGTCGAATGCTATGCCGTTTCGTCTCTGGTCCCCCAATTTTTTTTTAACCGTATCTTCTTGGGCTTTACCGGAACTGAAAAAAATTGAAAGTTGGTCCCCCTTGTCTAATAAGTTGTGGGTTATAAGCCAAAGTACTTCCTTTCATACTTTCAAACTTCTTTCCTTTCTTCCTTCCTTGAAAATGTCTTCTTCCACCGTTTCCGCCACCCAGTTCCAGCAGCTCCAGGTTACTGTGGATGCCCTTAAGGCGGATGTTCAAACCTTGAACGCTCGTCTCGCCGCCGCACTTAGCGCGGCGCCTGCTACGGCAGCTCCTGAGGCTAAGAAGCGTGGTCGTAAGCCTAAGGTGGCTGCCGAGCCTAAGGTTGACGAGGCTCCTGCTGCCGAGGCTCCTGCTGCCGCCGAGCCTACGGCCACGGGAGGCAAGAAGCCCCGCAAGAAGCGCGAGACCAAGGAGAAGCCCACTTGCCCTACGGCTGCCGAGGGCGTGATCCGCTTTGCTGGCTGCGCTGACAAGAACGAGTACAAGGTCTTTAATAACATGTATCGTTCGCCCTTTACTGTGGATGGCAAGGAGTTCCCCTCCGTCGCTCACTATCTGGCCTACAAGAAGTACGAGAATGTGGACCAGGAGTACGCCGATAAGATGCTTGCGCAGAAGAACCCTGCACTCCTTACGGGCATGCTTAAGTCAAAGGACCACAAGAGCCGTGATGACTGGGATACGGTTCAGAACGAGCTACTTAAGGTCGCTCTGGCCGCCAAGTTCAAGAATACCGAGCTCCGTGCTACGCTCCTAAAGACGGACGGACAGCGTATTGAGTTCGAGAGTGCGACAGACAGCTACTTCGGCATTGGCGCGGATGGCAATGGTGACAACCTGCTTGGTAAGGCTCTCGTCGCTCTCCGTACCTCGCTGGCGTAAATATCAAAGAAAACAAAAATAAAAACACAAAACCAATAAAAACTTGAACCATTTTTTATTGACCTGTAGTTTCGCACAATGTTGATTAAGTCTTGGTTGCGCGGACCGTGGTGGTCTGCAGATGGTGTTCGGCACGACGGTCCTGTTCAAGGCAAATTACTTCCTACCGATAATCCCAAGCATCTTGGGATTATCGGTATTGTAGACTGTGTGGTAGGATCGGCTGTGGGTCAGGGATTTACGCAGCGCGGAGTGCCCCTGTATTTATGCTATCCGTTGAGGATCGATTATCCGCCCTTTCTAGTAGCTGTAAAAGAAAAGTATACTTCCCCTCCCATTATAGTAATGAACCTGGAACACTGGGATAACAAATGGCCCAGGGGAGGTATTCAACGCGTTCTAGGGTTCGTTGGAGATGCTGCTGTCGAACGCGAGGCAGTTATTCGCAGTGTGCAACTTCCACGTAGCAAAGAAATATTCGAGTTTACTCCGAATGTTGAAAGTTACGATAGAACGGAATGGGATATGGTTTTAAATATCGATCCTGACGATTGTCAAGATGTAGATGATATTCTTTGCTGGCGCCTTTTAGAGAACGGAAGTACAGAGTTCGCTATAGGGATTGCGGATGTATCCGCATTCGTAGAAGAAGGATCAGTTCTGGATTT